CCTGTTTAGGCAATCTGTTTTGGGCATCGTAGCAATACGGTGCCTATTTTTTTGACTTTCTTGTGCTATATACTGTATAATATACTATGAAACAAGCAACCATAATTATACACGACGAAGTCAATATCAAGATCGAAGGGTTGGATCTTGACACTCGCCGCAAGCTAGTAAACAAATTCAAATATCTAAATCCAGCTGCCCGTTATTTGCCGGCTGTTAGACTAGGACGATGGGATGGAAAAGTAGCATACTTCCAATTAGGTGGCAGCACTTATGTAAACTTGTTGCCAGAGATTGTGCCCATATTAGAAAATGAAGGTTATGATATTGGCCTTGATGATCGCAGAACATATGGTACTACCTTTGAATTTGCCTTGATGGCCGAAGATACATTTAGTGATCGTGTGTGGCCACCGGGACACGAGCGAGAAGGACAGTCGGTTGTATTACGCGACTATCAGATAGAGATCATTAACGACTTTTTAAGTAATCCGCAGAGCTTGCAAGAAATTGCAACAGGTGCAGGCAAGACACTTATTACAGCAGCACTGAGTTGGCAAGCTGGCAACTACGGCCGCAGCATTGTTATTGTACCTAACAAGAGCCTAGTGACTCAAACTGAAACAGATTATCGTAATTTAGGCCTAGATGTAGGTGTTTACTTTGGTGATCGCAAAGAATGGGGTCGTCAGCATACCATATGCACTTGGCAAAGTCTTAACAACTTGTTAAAGAATACCAAGTCGGGTGAAGCTGAAGTCACTATTCAAGAGTTCTTGGAAGATGTAGTATGCGTGATAGTGGACGAAGTGCATATGGCCAAAGCAGATGCACTTAAAACATTGCTAACTGGTGTAATGGCACATATACCAATTCGATGGGGTCTTACTGGTACAATACCCAAGGAAGATTTTGAATTTCAAGCCTTGCACGTTAGTTTAGGTCCTGTAGTAGGCCGTTTACGTGCAAGCGAACTACAGTCACAAGGTGTATTGGCACAATGCCATGTAAATATTGTACAGCTACAGGATCATGCAGAGTATAAGGATTATCAAAGCGAGCTTAAATACTTGGTAACCACACCAGAACGTATCGAAGCAATTGCTAAAGTAATAGATAAGATTAAAGAAAGTGGCAACACACTTATACTTGTGGATCGTATCGAAACAGGCAAGGTATTGCAAGCATATCTAAGTACGCTGTTTGGCTTGTTAAGTGATAAGCCCGAAGCGGTATTCGTATCTGGTTCAACCAAGGCCACGGACCGCAAAGATGAATACGATGAAATTGCTACAAGTACTAACAAAGTTATTATCGCAACATACGGTGTTGCTGCTGTCGGTATCAACATTCCTAGGATATTTAACCTGGTTATGGTGGAATCTGGGAAGAGCTTTACTAGAGTAATACAAAGTATTGGTCGCGGTATTAGAAAAGCCGAAGACAAGGACCATGTAGAAATTTGGGACATTACTAGTACTTGTAAGTTTGCCAAAAGGCATTTAACCAAACGCAAGGCTTTTTATAAAGAAGCAAACTATCCATTTAGCTCAGAGAAATTAGATTGGCAGACAACAAAATAAATCAATATCCAGCTAATCTTTGCTTGGCTCCTTTTGCATACCTGACATTTGATCCAGCAAACAATGTGAGTCCGTGTCCGGCCTTGGGCGGAAGTGTTTGGCGGTTTGGTGATCAGACCATACACAAGATTTGGACCAACCCAGAGCTGACTGCTTTTAGACAGGACATGTTGGAAAACAAACGTCACGACGTGTGTAGTCGTTGCTGGGAAGAAGAATCTGTGGGTATGCCCAGCCAACGCACTCGCTTGTGGGACATGACGTTAGACCCTGCTGGTATCGCTACTAACATATTGGAAACTGATACTACTCCGCAGGCAGTGTTAGAACCAGCTACCTATCTCAAAGGCCCCATGCAATTGGCCATCAAGATCAGCAATGTGTGTAATTTGCGATGCCGCAGTTGCAACAGCAACGACAGCGTGACCTTGGCTGTGGAAGGACGCTATTACGAAGAAAACTATCAGCTTCGAGACAATGTGTATTTTCAAGAAACTCGAGCCCAAACTTTTTCAGATCAACAGATTGAAGACATAGTTTCTGTATGCCATAATGTTCGTCGCTTGGAATTCTACGGTGGCGAACCCTTGCTGGATCGACAGCTACCGCAGCTACTACAGCGACTGATAGATCAAGAATACAGCCGACAAATAACTATCAACATCAGTACCAATATCACGCAGCCTTTAACAACTAAATTGGTCAAGCTATTGTTGGCCTTTGAAAAAGTACAAATCAATCTAAGTATGGACGGGTGGGCAGAAAAGTTTGAGTATCTAAGACACCCGGGTAACTGGGATTCAGTATATCAAAATGTGTTTGCTTTTAAACGCTGGGCTCGGGCCAGCAACGGGCGTATTACACTGTTGCCGGTGATCACAGTGACTACAATGAACGTGCATCACTTGCCAGACTTAGTGGCCAACATGAAGCAGCATTTTGATCTGGTGCCATTTTTGATCTTGTGTCGCAAGCCCTACTACTTTAGCGTTAGAAACATTCCCGAACCCATTGCTGAAGAAATCCGTGACCGTTTGACAGCATACACCGATTACAACTTTGCAGCCATTGTTCGTGCCTTGGCCGAACCAGCAGATCCTGCAATGTGGGAAGAGTTCAAATCCTGGACTCAAATGATTGATCAATATCGTAAGGAAAGGTTTTCCACTACTTTCCCTGAATACAATCAATTGATTAAACGTCATGATGCCACAGCAAATTTATAGGTTGCATTTTGTCAAATAACCTGTTAAAATTAAAACATGAGAATACTAACCCTTGACAACTGTCACTACGATTTAAATACACTACCTGAAGAAGTGGACGAGATGCGTTTTGCTATTTTGGATAATTCAGATCCGCACAATCCAGACTACCATTACATACCTTTAATTTTTCTTGAAAGCTTCAACAGTCCGGCATTGGTATTACAAATAGGCGACTACACAGTCAAGATGCCAATGGATTGGAGAATGCTGATTGGAGAACCGGATTCCGGGGATTTAGAAGTTATACCCTTGACCAGTATCAACGATAGAGGCTTCAAGGCTTTTCAATTTAATCCACTAAGTAGTTTTAGTCCAACTTTTCTTGACATCGAAATAGTGGATGTATATCACGATGTGGCATGGTACAGTCCAAAATTAAAAAATGGACAGATGCTAGCAGTACCGTTAAATGATGATTCAAAGCCAGAATGTGTTTATTTTGTCAAAGACATCAGCCGCAATTGTGAGATAGTTGATTATTCAAAGGCTTGGTAAATGAAACAATACGAAGACAATCCCTCCGCACCCAAAATCGTTGTGAACCAACCGGACAAAAAAGAAAAAGATTTAGAACGGCGTGTTCGAACTTTGTCGGACCAGGTGTCTGCACAACAAAAAATCATTGACAGAATGCACAGAGATATAGTACGCTTACGTACATCCATCAACGAGGTATCAGCAAGGATCAAGTAATGTCGCAGACAAGTGATAAACTAAACATTGCTAACGAGATGAAACAGTTTGATCTCAAGAACCGCGGCTTCTACGACGAGCTAACGCCAGAAGAACGTAAAAAGTTCAGCAACTTTCTCATGATACGCTGGGGCAGTAGTGTACAAGGCTCTCAAGAACTGCAAGAGTACTATGTGCAGAGCTGCAATCACTACTTTAACAAAAACTTCTTTGCTATCAGCAAGCATCCTAAACTACAATGGCTGTGTGCCACAGCAGTTAGTCCCGGTATGGGAGTACATAGACATCAATGGATTAGTCCCAAGAAGAAAGAAGCCGGCGCAGGCACTGTGCGAAAACAGTTGGCTGAATTGTTTCCCAACATGAAGGATGACGAACTTGATCTGCTGGCAAAGATTACAACTAAGAAAGAACTTGACCAATACATCAAAGACCACGGCAACGAAGTTAAAAAATGAAATTTGAATGTCAATACTGTAAGAAATCGTTTGCCAAAGAAACCACACTTGTGGTGCATGTTTGCGAGCAAAAGAAACGATATCAAAGTCAAGGTGAAACCGGTATTCAATTGGCCCTACGTGCTTATCAGAAGTTTTATGAAATGAGCCAAGGTTCCGGCAATCCCAAATCGTTTGATGACTTTGCTCGCAGTCCTTACTATAGAGCGTTTGCCAAGTTCGGTCAATACTGTGTTAGCATACGAGCTGTTAATATTCCTCGCTTTACTGAATGGTTATTGAAAAATAATAAGAAGATTGACTATTGGTGTAGCGATCAAGTATATGGTGAATTCCTGGAACAGTATCTCAGAATAGAAAGTCCCATGGATGCACTACATAGATCAGTTGAACACAGTATTCGATGGGGTCACGAAACAGGCAACCCTGCAAATGATTATTTGCGTTATGGTAATGACAATACAATATGTTATGCTGTCACTACAGGACGAATTAGTACTTGGGTTCTATACAATTCTCAATCGGGACAAGAGTTTTTAGGACGCATTGGATCCGATCAGATTTCTATGATATGGTCTTTTATTGATGCTGATTTCTGGAATCAGAGATTCAAAGATTATCCAGAAGATACTGCTTATGTTAAAGACATTTTAAAACAGGCAGGTTGGTAATGAGTGCAGACATTGATATCGACATGCCAGATCGTGCAGCCCTACTGAAACTCATAAAGCACACAGCCGCTAGACAAACAGTACAAGGTCAAGTGCGTAGCCATAATTCTGGTGTGTATGTAACAGACATACCTGTGGATCCTATCAATAATTGTGCTGCAATTGATTACAAAATAGCCGAGTCTCGTGGATATTTTAAGATCGATCTTTTGAATATGAGTGTTTATCAGCTGATTCAAGATCCTGAACACTACCAGCAAGTGTTAGCACAAGAACCTGCATGGTCGCGTTTATGGACCGATTCTGCCTGGGCCAGCCAGCTAGTTCACGTGGGCAACTATACTGAATTGCTAAAAACCATGCAGCCCGATAACATACAAAGGATGGCTGCATTTATATCGATTATCCGCCCAGGCAAGGCACACCTGCAGAACAAACCCTGGGCAGAAGTGTTTAAAACTGTTTGGGATGGTGACGATTCAAAGGGATTTATTTTTAAGCACAGCCATGCAATTTCTTATAGTGTTTTGGTTGCACTACATATGAATCTACTCAACCCGCCGCACTAGAGTAATACTTTTACGTTTGCTTTTTCTACGAGTTAGATCATTCAAGCTGCAAACAGGACCGCATAAAACATCCAGGTCTTTATTGACAAATGTTCTGCGATATATTCTAAACGGCTCCCATTCTGCTTTGAGGAAAATGTTGATAGGAACAGATCTATTACTCTCCCACCACCAGACACTGGCCAATTCTAAAAATAGATGCTTGAGATCAGTATCTTGAATATGACCAAAGTCGTAAATAGTGGTAATATTTTCGTCGCGATTTTGTATGATGCCCACGTATTCCACACCGGCATAAACGCATAGTGACATGAAAGGGTACTTCTCAGTTAGTTGTTGTATTATGTTTAAGCCCATAAATATTAAAGGAGATTTCTAAATGTATATAACCACTGCTTACTTATACCAACAAATTCAACCGGTATTATTGATAGACATCAGTGGTGCATTTTTTGACGCAAGGTGGGATCCAGTGTACGCAAAAAACTTAACTTTAAACCTAGGGGTCGATAATGTGATCCTGTTTCAATTCCAGAATCAAGATCAGAAACCAACTAGCATAGTGGGTGCTACATTTACCTTTCGCATCATCAGCCAAAACGGCGAAGATTTGTTGTTTGCCAAGGAAATGGTTCCACTGAACGCTGCTACAGGTCGCGCCAAAGTCACTATTACTGCTGAAGAAACTCAGCATTTCCAAGAACAACCGGCCAGCTACAGCATTGAAATATCATCTGGCGTATTAGATCAAGCTGTGTTCACAGATGATCAAGCAGGCGCACGTGGCACAATCAATATTGTAAATTCGGTATTCCCAGCATTTAATGCCAGTCAAATTCTAACTGTACCTAGTCAAGCCCCTGTGGGTAATGTGTACTACACAAGTACTGTGACCACAGATGGTGCGCCACTAACTACTTTTCAGTTAGATACTGCTGACATTACTGGTAACATTGCAGTGCAAGGCGCAACTGCTGCCACTGCAAATACAGTAGAATGGTACAATGTACCATTTGAAGACTTAAAAACTGGTAACGTAATCAATCAACTTGATCTAACCAACAGCACAGAAAGATTGGGCATCAACGTGGCCGGCTATCATCCTTATATCCGTCTCGAACTAAACTTCAGTAACGGCGAACTAGCAGAAATACTTTATAGATGAAATTCAAAAAGATAGTGGGATTTGGAGACTCATGGATTTGGGGCGATGAGCTGCTGGATCCTGCTTTGATCAATCATCCTCAAGCACATCCTGTGATACAGGAAAATACAGACTACAGAGAAAGTCATTGCTTTCTGGGACAGTTGGGCAAACACTATGGCGTTCCAGTAGAAAACTTTGGGATCAACGGCGGCAGCCTACAAAGTGCTATATGGACTTACCTGTGGTGGCTAGATCACGAACAACTGGATCCCAACGATTGTCTTATCCTAGTAGGTCATACTGATGCCA